TTTTTATAACCATCAACACTTTTATAACCATCAACACTTTTATAACCATCAACACTTTTATAACCATCAACACCGTCGACATTTTCAAACCACGCACTGTCATGACAAGCGTCGCTTAAATTGTAACTGTAACTGCTGTAATCATGCCCACTGTCTCCACATTTGTTCCATTTTTTCATTCTTATAATTATTTCTTTTTATTGACTAATTATTAGTATAAATTTCTTATTTGGAAATTATTTAGATTATATGTAAAAAGTATAATCTTTTTATATAGTTTGAATACAACATATAAACATACGGTTTACAAAAAAAAATATAAAACAAAAACAAAAATATAATACACTTGACTACGCTAGACATGAAACAAAATCATATAACGTCCGCATCATCGTCCGCATCATCGTCCGCATCATCATCGTCAAAATTATCAACAACCGCGGGTTTAAAAAGTATAATGAATTCGGAAAATGTAAAAATATCAATGGACGCAAAAGTTTGGGGGCCTCATTATTGGTTTGTTCTATTCACCATGGCATCATGCTATCCTAAAAATCCAAACGACGTAACAAAAAAAAAATACTATGAATTTATTCAAAATCTGCCACTTTTTATGCCGTCCAGCGACTTTGGAAACAGTTTTAGTAAACTATTGGACACATTTCCAGTTACTCCATATCTTGACAGTCGAGATTCTTTTTTAAAATGGGTGCATTTTATACACAACCGGGTAAACTTTTTACTCGGCAAAGAAGAGATCACTCTGCACGAAGCGCTAGACCGTTACTACGACAATTACAAAACACCGCAAATGAAAATAAAAGAAAAATTTAAACATTGGCAAAAAATTGTTTTTTTAATTATAATAATAGGATTTTTTTTAATCATTAAATATAATAACTAGTTTAACATATATTTAAAAAATTTAAAATAATAAGTCGTTTTAAAATAATAAATCGTTTTAAAATAATAAGTCGTTTTAAAATAATAAATCGTCGCATCAAATAAATGCCTACGAAAAAAAATAAAAAAATGATTGGAGGAATACCTATTTATCCAGGAGGGTATAGTTGTGTTTTCAAACCACAACTAAAGTGTAAAATGAGAACAAAAAAAATAAAAAAAACACATATAAAAAGTGGTAAAAAGAACAATAACACCGATGGTGATAAAGGAATATCAAAATTATTGTTTAAAAAATATGCCGATATTGAAATGCGAAATATTGAACATTTCTATAATGCTCTAAAAAAAATACCAAAATCGCATAAATATTTTCTATTTACAAAAACGACAGCTTGTCCCCCTGATACCATTTCTAAGCGCGACTTGCGAGGATTCGATGAAATGTGCACGAATTTCACATCTCATGACGTAAATGAATCCAATATTAATTCGCCTTCGGTGATTCGCAGTTTAAAATTAATCAATATGCCGGATGCCGGAATATCCATAAACGAATGGTTGTTTATAAAAGACAAACACGCGGTTGCGGTTACACCTTTAAACTTGACTCGCCTAAAAGCATTTAATAAAGTAGTTTCAAAACTCATTGTAAATGCAATTGTTCCCATGAACCGACAAGGCGTTATTCACAATGACATGAAAGAAGACAATATTTTGATAAAAGATAAAGATGTGCCCCCTGGTCCCAAACATAACATAAACATAAAGACAATAAAGACAAATGCAAAAACAATTCCTGTTCCAACCATTATTGACTGGGGAATATCCGGCATATCAACGCGCAACGAGTTAATACCAGAAATCATTATGAATCGTTACATTTCCATATCGAATCCGTTTAGCAGTATTTTGTTTACGACAGAGTTCAGTAAAAATTATAGCGATTTTTTAAAACAAAACGGCGTAAATGATATGCGCAAATTGCAAAACGATTCGTCATTTCAACAAAAATTGCGCGATTTTTCATTGTCGCAATATTTAAAACATAAAGAAGCCGGTCATTATTCGCACATTCAAAAGTTTTTTACAAATATGTTCAGATTGTTTCCCGATTTGTTTGATTCGTCGTCATCGTCGTCGTCTATTATTTCGCGATTCTCTCCACAACAACAACAACAAATTAAAACTCCAGAAGAATTATACCACACTCTTGCATCGAATTATATTTCAGACGTGTTGGTCCACTTTACCGACCTTGACGAGAGAGACGGAATCGCGAGATTTCAATACGTGCAATACTTTACTAAAGTATACATTTTTAATTGCGATATTTGGGGAACCGCATTTTGCTACAGCATATTTTTTTCTTTTCAAGATGCGTATAAATATGACGAATACATTGGAATTGATCCTGATGCATATTCGCAATTTTTACGTTCTGTATTGTCCATGTATATGAATCAGATCATGATAAATGGGCATGAAAAAATTAATGTTTCTACATTGGTAAAATCAATTCAAAGCTCTGTATAATATAATATTCGTAATATTCATAATATTCAGTCCAGATCGAATGTTTCTGCTGTTGCGACAGGTTTATTCCAAGGTTTATTAAATCCATATTTTTCTAATGCATGAAATGTATTTTTATACTCTCCCAACGAACTCCAAAAATGTTTTCTGTTTCTTGTTAAAACATAAAATCCAAAATTATTGGTAATAACAAATGGTCTATTAAATAATTTTACCATTATCGGTGCAGCAACAATTACCGTTTTGAAACTGGGAGTAGCATATATAAGCCAATAATCTCCTTCAATATCAAATAAATTATTGAATTCTACAGTTCGACACGTTGGAACTTCTTCATCTCTTGCTCTGCTCGCCCCTGTTATACTAACTCTGTTAAAATCATTATCGTATGCATCATTTCTTACAGACACTAAACCATCTTTCTTTAATTTATATGTGGCTTGAACAGAACTATAATTTGGACCCGATCCCATTACGCTCGTCGACGGAGAACACATGACTTGCTTCCAATTTCCAGCAAATTTTTTAGAATCAAAAGCACCAACTAGTTTACTTAATTCTTTTTTCCCGACATATTTTTCGTATTTCTTTACTACAGCTTCATCGTATTCTGACGATTTTTTCGAACTCGAATCTTTTTTCATATTTTTATTTGTTATACAAATTTTAGTTTATGCTATATATTTATAAAAAAAAAATATGAAAAAAATTAATTCTTATAAGTAAATAATTTAATTTACATCATCTAATTATTTATAACATTTTTAATAATTTCTTCTACAACTTCCTGTATAATGTCACTATGAATATTATCATTATCATCTTTTAAAATTTTACTTTCATAATTATTTATATTATCATGAAGTATATTGATACCATTACCATTTATACCATTACCATTTATACCATTACCATTTATACCATTACCATTTATACCATTACTGTCACAATATTCATTTTTAATTTTTTTTTGTCTTTTCATTTTTATAACAACAAATCCGTCTTCATCAATGTCCTTGTCATTTTGATTGACATTTGTTCTGGCATTATTTTCATTTCGAATGAGTTCGCTTAATACAACTTGTTTCAATGCAACTTGGTTGCGTAAATATTCTTTCATGTTGTCAGAATAAGATGCAGAATATGTTAGTATTCCATTTACAATATTTATAATGTGATATGCGCCTGATATAAGATAATATTGGGTATAAGACAAATATGGACTAGACATTATATCTTAATTTAATCTTTAATATATAATTTAGAATTTTTTTTATATACATTTATTATATTTTTTATATACATTTATTATATTTTTTATAATATTAATAATATTTTTTATAATATTAATAATATTAATATATAATAAATCATAATACAAATGGATAATTTTATAAATACGTTATTCGACGAATCAATTATTGAATATATTTTAACAAAAAGTTTAATATTTGATGGTATGGATGAAAACGATAAACAAATAATTGAATTTTTTATAAACTCTGATAAAGAAATTCATTTTGCGAATATTAAAAGTGCTTTTATTCTTCGATTTCTTATAGAATTTGGTTACGTTATAGATAAAGTAGAGAACAAATATATACTTAAAATTACATCATCATCCTTTATTATATTTATTAGACCTTATCTAAATGAACAAGCTAAAAAATATGAAAAAGAAGGAATAATAAATATAGGAAAAAATATATTTAAAAAATTTAATAAAAAAGTTGAAAACACTATATTAAAAGATATTGACACAAATAATAACGATGAAATTAACGTTATGAAAAGTATATATTTAGAAAGTTACAATAATATTTTAATTACTTATGAAGATTATATACGAACAACTAATAAATTATCAATGGTGATTTCATATTACATTATATATTTATTTATTTATCCTTTATTATATAAATTAAAATATGGTTTAGTTAGAAATATATTTAATTCCATATTTAGTATTGTTTATAATATGTCTGTTATAAAATTATTTGACAAAAAAAGAAGAGTTAATAATAAAAAAAATAAATCTGAAAATGAACATTCTACTAAACAGTTGATAAATATGATAATTTCTTTATTCGATAATGTAAATGTTATAGTTGAAAATAATACGTTAACTGATGAGTTAAAAAATATAATGAAACAGTTTGAATCTGTTATAAATGATAGTGACTTTATAAAACAGTATATGACTTCTATTTATACTAACAATTATATTTCTGCTATGAAAAAATATAAATTAACGGAAACAATTGTATCGATTATCATAAATGACCAAAATATGTTGTTATTTTTAGAAGTTAATAAATCCAACATTATCTCTTATGTAGACACAAAATTAGACCTATATAAAAAATTAAAAACCACACATGTTATTTCTGATATAATAAATAATAAACCTTATAAAGTTGCAGAAACAATTCAATGGGATAATAATGAAAATATTAAATATATATTTACACTACATGACATTGTATTAAATTATAAAAACAGCGAAGGAGGTTTTGATACAATAATAGATAAAATAAATATAAATTTTGAAATAGGTAAAACACACTTTTTTTATGGTAACTCTGGATGTGGTAAGACAACACTATTAAATGTACTTATGAAAAAAATTCATATAAATAGTGGTTCGGTAAAATTTTTGGACATTTATGATGGATATAGTTACTTTAGTATTCGAAAATATTTAACTTATATGTCATGTGAAAATGCTGTATTTTATAATCATTTATATTTTAATTTTGTTTATGGAATAGCGAAAGAAAAACTACTTGAAAATAAAAAGGAGATTAAACATGAAATCATAAAATATATGACTATGTTTGGTTTAAATAAATTTATACCAGTCATGAAAACAAAAAATGCATTAAATTTAAGCAAAGGACAAAAACAACGAGTTGTCATCATTCGTTTAATGATGCATATTATATTTAATAATTTGAGAATATTGTTTTTAGATGAATTTACTAGTAATATTGATAATAAAATGGAAGAAACTATTTACACTGAACTGATAAAATTACAAAAAATATATAATTTTACAGTTTTTTTCGTTTCTCATAACTTATACAATATAAAATATTCAGATTATAATTACCAATTTAATACTGAAGAACATTCTATAACTAAAAAACGCACTACTACGACAGATAAAGAATTAGAATTATAAACACATGATACAATGACACAATATATTAAAAATTATAAAATCATAAAATAAAAAAAATATAATTATAATATTATTTATTATTATATTTATATTATATAAATACAATATAGTTAATTTTAAATGAACGATGAAATAAATTCAATTTTAGAATTTTTTAATAATATAAATTTCAATTTTATCAATACTATAATTGAAAAATGTTTACTTGACATTTTCATTACAGATGATTTAAACGATAATGATAAAAAAATAATATACATTATAATAAATAACCTGAAAAAATCAGATTATAGAGAAATAAAATTATTGTTTATTATTAATTTTATATTTTCAATTAAAAGAATAACTGAATATAAAGAGAGTGGTGGTAAAAATAACTTTTATAAAGTAGCAGCTAATAAATTTATCGCATTTATTGTTAGTCGTATATTAGGAGATTATTTTACAATTAACTTTAGAGAGGAAGAATGTAATATTATAGAAAATATACTAAATTCATGTTCAAATGATTTTAACTCAAAACTAAAATATTACATAGTAAGAATGGTTGAAAATAACGATGACAATGATATTTCTATATTATATTTATACCAAAACAGCTTTGATAATATTTTATTATTATATAAAAAGTTCATATCTGTAGTATACGACTACATCAAAATAGTTAACAATATAGTTATTTTATACACTGTACCTTTTATAATGGATGAACAACCATCCGTTTTAAAATATGTAAAAATATTTTTAACAAACATATACATTTTGTTATTATTTAACTTTACATATAAAAAGTGTAAAATTGATTATCACAAAAATGAAAATGATACACCTGAAGAAAAACTGGAAATTATTTTTGATAATATATATAAAATTATCGAAAAAAATACATTGCGTCAAGAATTAAAAGTTGTAAACGAAACGTTATTTAAAAATATTATACTAAAAGGAGGAAATAAAAAATATTTTTTTACTAAACTTACCGAGCAACGTATAAAACAAATGAAAATGTATCAACTGTTTGAAACAGTTATTTCAATAGCTGTTGATAACTTTACTATACTTGTTTTAACAGATAAGATGAGAACATATTTTGAAGCTTACGCGAATTCAATGACCGATTTTAAAATTAATTTAAAAGAAACAAACAATTTCGTTGATATTTTGAATGTCAAACCTTACTATAGCTCAAATATAATCCCGTGGAATTTTAACGATACTTCTGAAAATGTATTTGTTTTAAAAAATATTACATTAGAATACAATAGCAAAGATAATGTTACAAGTGTAGTATTTCAAAATGTAAATTTAGAATTCGATAATGGTAAATCACATTTTATCTTTGGCGACTCAGGATGTGGGAAAACAACATTACTATATGCACTTATGAAAAGAATAAAAATAAAAGATGGTGATATATATTTCTTGGGCATGCATGATAAGTATACTTATTTTAGCATTCGTAAATACTTAACTTACATTACATCAGCAAATACATTATTTATAAAAAGTTTATTTTATAACATTGTCTACGGAATAAATAAAAATGCATTAAAATTAAAAAAAAATGAAATTATGGAAGAAATAACAAAATATATGAACATTTTTAAGTTGAATAAATATACACCCGTTATAAAAAAAAAGAATGTAAATGAACTAAGCACAGGCCAAAAACAACGGGTCGTCATTATTAGTTTATTTATAGACATTATTTTTAACCATAAAAAAATAATATTGTTAGATGAGGTTACAAGTAATGTTGATAGTGAAATGGAAGAAATTATATTTCAAGAATTGAAAAAATTACAAGAAATTTATAATTTTACACTGTTTTATATATCGCATAATTTGGTTAATAAAAAATATTCTGACTATAATTATCGTATTGATCCGCATACACGATCAATACATAAAGAGGCGACAATTACACCGACCGAAAAGAACAATGAGACAAACTAATTTGAAAATATAATAAGAAGATATTAATATTTTTTATAATTTTTAGATGAATTTACTAGTAATATTGATAATAAAATGGAAGAAACTATTTACATTGAACTGATAAAATTACAAAAAATATATAATTTTATCAGTTTTTTTCATTTCACTTATACAATATAAAATATTCAGATTATAATTACCAATTTAATACTGAAGAACATTCTATAACTAAAAAACGCACTACTACGACAGATAAAGAATTAGAATTATAACCATATGATACAATGACATAATGTATTAAAAATTATGAAATTATAAAATCATATAATAAAAAAAATATAATAATTTATTATATTATATATATATAATAAATATTAATTGAATCATGACTATCATATGGTCGCATCCGACATGGAATTTGTTCCATATAACAACAGCAAATTTAATCGAAGAATCATTTGATGAAAAATTTAAAAATGAATGCATCGACTTGTTTACAAAAATTTGCAATGCGATCCCGTGCATGTTTTGCCGTGTTCATGCAGCAGAACACATGAAAACCATTAATAGAGACGAAATAAAAACGGCGAGAGATTTAGAGTTATTTTTTTGGAAATTTCATAATGAAGTAAATGAACGCACAAAAAAAGAAGTATTTACAGAAGAAAATTTAGCCACCTATAAGCAAAAAAATATAAATATAATAAAAAATGAATTCAAAAATGTTTTATACATGTATTATCGGAACGAAGAACTGTCGAATGAATTTAATATATTCATGCAACAAAACAAAGATAAATTTATACACTTTAATAAAGTAAAAGAAGAGAGAAAAGACGACAATGATAAACAGGATTCCAAGGATAGAAAGGATTCCAAAGATACCAAGGATAAAAAAGATACCAAGGATAAAAAAGATGCCAAAGATAAGAAGGATAAAAAGGAGAGAAAAGATGCCAAGGATAAAAAGGAGAGAAAAGATGCCAAGGATAAAAAGGAGAGAAAAGATGCCAAGGATAGAAAGGAGAGAAAAGATGCCAAAGAGAGAAAAGATGCCAAAGAGAGAAAAGATGCCAAAGAGAGAAAAGAGAGAAAAGATGCCAAAGATAGAAAGGAGAGAAAAGATGCCAAAGAGAGAAA